CATAATCTAAATCTAATGTCAGGGGGCGGTGCAGCGCGTGCTGCAAATCGTCATGGTTCTAACGCGCAAACACCCTCAACCACGGCGGGGTCTCAAGGCAGCATGTTCCTGCCCCGTGACGTGGCAAATTCAATGTCATAGGATGACAACATGACCAAGCCCAAGCCTGACCTTCTTAGGGTCAAGAAATTTAAGGCGATCAAAGAACAGCGCGTCAAATACGAACGAGCTGCCGAACTTGCCATTGCCGCAGCCGAAGCCCTCAAAGATGGCGACACTATCCATGCCCTGCTATCCGGCAACTTCATCTTTGGCGACTTTCTCGAAGCCCTATCGGTAGAAAATAAAGTAAAATTCAAAAGCATGACGCTTTCAACGCTTGCCCTCAGTGACGAAAACGTCATCAGCCTAGAAAATTTGCTGGCAAGCGGATTGCTTGGACACCTAGACATGATTGTGTCCAGTTACTTTTGGGCACACAACCGCCAAAACGCCAAGTTTATATATGAAACCCTTTGCGACCCATTCGGCACAAGACTTGCAGTGGCGGGTATTCACACCAAAATCGCTCTAATCGAAACCGACAAATCCAAAATCGTAATTCACGGATCAGCTAACATGCGATCGTCAAGAACAATCGAAGTCGTAACAATTGAGCAAAACGAAGACCTATACGACTTTCACAAATTATGGCATGATGAAATTATAACAGACTACGCCGTAACTAAAAAAGAACGGCGAGCATCAAGCCTATGGAACCTAATCGGAGTAAACCATAATGAGTGAAAACAATAGCGGCGGAATGAACAGACAAACAGCATCAGCAAGACGCGCTGGAGCTGCAAGACTTGCAGCATACAACGCAGGCCAATCCGACGCACCATTTTGAGGTAAAATATGCCACCTAAGCCTCGCATATTGTCAGATGATGAAATTGCGCTTGTCAGTAAGCTGGCAGGCGTTTTGACCTATGAACAACTTGCAGACCTATTCGGCATTGCACAGCGAACATTCGACAACATCCGAGATCGACAGCCAGAGGTTAATGCGGCATATAAAAGGGGCCGCGCCGAGATCATCGGCAAAGTAGCTGAAAGCCTTGTGCAAGACGCTCTGGATGGAGACACCACGTCGCGCATCTTTTTTCTAAAAACCCAAGCTGGCTGGAGAGAGACCGCCAAGATTGACCACACCAGTAGCGACGGCAGCATGTCACCGCAAAAGCCGGTAGACCTAAGCAATGCGCCGCAGGAAGTTTTGGATTGGATAATTGCCCAAGACCTTGGCGATGCTGATAACGCCTGAACTCAAGATAGAGGCTGAAAGGCAATCGTGCCGAAGGTCTCTGGCGTACTTCGTTAGGCAGGCATGGCCTAACATCATTCCAGATCATCTAGTCTGGAATTGGCATATGGATGCCGTATGCGAACACCTACAGGCATTGGCTGAAAATCGCATTCCGAGCAATCGCCTGCTTATCAACATTCCGCCCGGTACATCAAAATCAACGCTTGTCGGCATCATGTACACCGCATGGCTATGGGGGCCGTATGGGCAACCGTGGCACCGCTTCATCGGCGCAGCGCACGAGCAGGGGCTTGCGGTCAGAGACAACCGCCTAACGCGCGAACTGGTGGCATCCGAATGGTATCAACGCCTATGGCCTATCTCTTTTCAAGGCGACCAGAACGAAAAGCTATATTTCGAGAACACCAGTCGCGGCTTTCGGCAGGCTTGCGCCATCGCCAGCATGACAGGCCGTCGCGGTCACACAATCAGCATTGACGATCCGCTTTCACCGGAAAAGGCATATTCCGATGCGGCGCGACAAACAGCCATCAGGGTTATATCCGAAACAATACCCACCCGCCTAAACGACCCGGCAACATCCGCAATCGTGATGGTCATGCAACGCTTACATGAGCAAGACCCGGCAGGCTATGTTCTGGCAGAGCGGCTTGGGTACGATCATCTTTGCATTCCGATGGAGTACGAAGGGCCGCGCGAACCCACGTCAATTGGATGGACCGACCCGCGCACCGAAGTGGGCGAATTGCTGTTTCCCGACAGGTTTCCGCAATCGGTCATCGACCGCGACAAAAGGGCGATGGGCAGCTACGCTTGGGCTGGTCAGATGCAACAGCGTCCGGCACCGGCTGGCGGAGGCGTGTTCAAAGCAGACTGGTGGCGTTTCGCCGACATCGCGCCGCGCATAGAATGGCGTTCGATATACGCAGATACCGCGCAAAAGACAAAGCAAGAAAACGATTTTTCGGTTCTTCAGTGCTGGGGGAAATCACAAGATGGGCAAGCGGTTCTTTTGGACATGGTTCGGGGCAAGTGGGAAGCGCCTGAACTGTTGGAAATGTCGCGGGCCTTTTGGCGAAAGCACGCAACGACGACGGGCATGGGGACGTTGCGAGACTTCAAGGTTGAAGACAAGGTAAGCGGCACAGGGCTGATCCAAACGCTCAGGCGCGAGGGTATCCCGATCACACCAATCCAAAGAAACACTGACAAAATAACGCGGGCTTATGACGCCGCTCCGATCATCGAGAGTGGAAACGTTGTCTTGTTGCGAGATTTAGCGTATCTTTCCGACATGCTGGCCGAGGCCAGTGCGTTCCCTAGAGGGGCGCATGATGACACGCTTGACCCGATGATGGATGCATTAATGGATATTTGCCACGGGTCGGATCAAGTTTTCGGAGTTCTCTAATGGCGCTATGGCCTTTTAAAAAACAAATAGAAGAAAAAGCGCATCCGGCTGGAAGCGCATTAATGATTGGCGGCGGGCCTTCATGGGCGCGCAAAGATAAAGCGCAGTCATACATTACCGAAGGCTATCAGCTTAACGTGATCGTTTATCGAGCGGTAAACGAGATCGTAAGAGGCGCGGCGTCAATTCAAATCGAATTATACAATGGCGATGAGGCCGTAGATCAGCACCCAGTCTTAGACTTGCTGGCGAACCCGCACCCGGGCGCGACCTATCAGTCATGGCTTGCCGAGATGCTGATTAACAGAATGCTCATGGGTGAAATGGCAGCGACAGCCGACAACCCCCGTCAGCCAGCGGAAATATGGCCGCTATTGCCGCTCAATATTGGGATCGTTCCGGGCGCGTCCGGCATCCCCCGGCAATACATCTACGAGATCAACAACCGAAAAACCACGTTCGAGGTTGACCAGATCACCGGCGCGTCTGACATGCTATTCGTCAAGACGTACAACCCCGGCGACTATTGGCGCGGGCAATCGCCGCTCATGGCCGCTGCAATCGCTGGCGACACGCATAACGCCGGGATGCGTTGGAACTATTCCCTGCTTAAAAATAGCGCGCGCCCGTCCGGTCTTATTAGGTTCAAAGGCGGTTATCCGTCTGGCGAAAAGATTGCGCGTATGAGGGAGTATTTCAAAGCCAAGATGCAGGGGGCAGACAACGCTGGCGAAATCCCCATGCTGGCCGATGATGCCGAATGGCAGGCGCTTTCACAAACCGCGCGGGATATGGACTTTTCAAACACCATGCGCGAGACCGCCAAATACGTCGCGGCTGCGCTGGGCGTTCCCCTGCCTTTGATCGACAACGACGCCAGCACGTTCAACAATCTCGAACAGGCTAAGGAACGGCTCTACACAGATACCGTAATCCCAATCATGCGCGAGGTTCTGGCAGCACTCAATAACTGGCTCCTGCCGCGCTACGGCGAAGGGCTGGAGTTACGTCTTGATCTGGACACTATCCCGGCGCTTGAGGCGCTAAGGGAACGCATGTTCAATCGCGCAGTGACAGCCTACCGCGAAGGCGTCCTGACGCTACAGGAATCGCGTGTTCTCATGGGATATGAACCGGAAGCCGATGGGGATTTTAAGCCATCACAAGGCAGCGGCATGTTTGACGTTCCGGCGGACGATATAAAGGCGCTGGCCTACGGTCTGGATCATGGCTAAACCCGCATTCATTCGCCACAGTCCAGAGCGAGAGGCGGCAATACAGCGTCGATTGCTGGACGTGGCAGAGGCCAATTTTCGCCGCAAGCTGGCAAAGGTTATCCGAAACGAAAGCGAGCAGCTTGTAGCTAAGTACCGAGAACTAGGCTATGTGCCAGCGCCAACCGATGACGACTTTCGCGCGTTCAAAGACGTGTATCTGGAAATAGGGCAATCCACCGCACGGGCATTTGGGTCGCGGATTGTATCGCAGGGCAAGGCGGCGGGCCTGATACTGGAAGCCAAGGTCAGTTTTACGGACCTTTTCTTATCGCTGGCAACTCAGTGGGTAAACCTTGAGGCGATACGGCGTCGCATCACCAGCGTCACCGAGACCACGCGAGAGCGGATCGTGCGACAGGTCGCAGCGGGGCAGGACGAAGGTCTAGGCGTTGATGCTATCGCCAAGCGGATTAACAAAGCCGTGCCGAAGATCAGCCGCACCCGTGGCGCGTTGATTGCGAGGACCGAGACGCACGGCGCGGCTAACTACGCCATGCACGAGACCGCCAAGACAACGGGCCTTGATCTGGTCAAGGAATGGGTATCTGTTGAGGACGCCCGAACGCGCAGCTTT